CACCATACCAGCAACAGCCGTTGGCAAGATCACGCCTTTAGTACCGTCTGCCGCCGAAACGACATTGATACCTTCAGCCAGCGCAGCCGCATCGCCTTGTGTGCTACCCGCCGCAGCAACAGCCGAAACAGGCAGACGAATCGCACCTGTTGTTGGGCCACTGTTTGTGATGGATGTAGCAGTTACCGCTGCCAAAGTTGACGTACCGCTAACGGTAACGCTGTCCAAGGCAGGGTCAGAGTAAGCAACGCCTACCGGTTTTGTGTTTGTAGCCATGATGTAATCCTTTAAAAATAGGGGCCGAAACCCCTATTTATATTACTTCAAGAATGCCGAGTAAGCAGCGTCACCAGTCTTCACAAAACGGTATGTATACGCACCGAAACGTGGGACAGTAACAGAGCTAAAAATCGTGATACCAGTACCAGTCGTAATAGGCACGGTAGACGATCCACCACTGTTGTTGTTGTTGCAAATGGTCAGATCAAAAGATGACCCAACTTTTGCGCTTGGGATAGCCGCATCAAGCAACGCTGCTGTAGGCAACGTAACAGTCAATGTAGCATCGGAGGCTTTTGTACAAACAACCAAACCAACTGCAACTTGAGCAGCAGTCAGCGTAGTGTCACCAGTCAAGGTAGTTGGAATGGTTTGAACACTCAATACCGCTTCAGTCAGATTGCCGTCACCGAGTTGGTAACCGCCGGAACCATTTGGGAGAGCCATGATAATTTCCTTAAAAAATGTTGTGAAATGAAGCCCCCGAAGGGGCATTCAATTTAGCCCCAAAGACGGCAAGCCATCTGTGGGCGAATGGTGCTAAAACCATACAAAACGTCAATACGGCAAGGCAGACGGTCGTTGTTGATGTCGTACTGACGAACCACACGCAAGCTGATGCCGTTGTGGTTTGCACGAGCAGCCATGTCCACGCCTTGGGGCAGGAGCAAGTCAGCAGTAGCAAATGTGATCGCATCTTTGTGATAGATCAAGTTCTGTGGGTACGCAGTTGATGCAGAACCAATGAAGGTCACGGCAGCGTTGTCAGCAGGGAAGCTGTCAACAGTAGCCAAGGCGCTTGCGCTGGTGTAGATCGCAGGGCTGATGGCCATGTTCACCATGTCAGCAGTGGCAGCGGTTTGTGCAACGGTCACAACGAATTGCTGCAATGAACCAGTTGACTCACGAGTTTGTGGGTTAACTGCGTACACGCCAGCGATTGTGAATACGTCACCGGCAGTCACTGTGGTGTTGCTGCTAAAGCCGTCCAAAGTGATAGTCGATTGGCCTTGGGTGCTGACAGCGCCATTGACAAGGATCGTACCAGCACGGGAGCCGGTAGTGTGAACCTTGATGGACTGGCTCATGTTGACTTCATCAAAGCCCAAAACACCAGTGCCCATCATGCCGTTTTTGAATTGGCGGGAAACAGTGTCAGTAGGATTGAACAAGCCCTTCATGCCTTCAACCAAACCAGCGTTAGCGGCTGGGTTGACGGTGGCGTAGCGGGGAGACATCACGGCTGCGTTTTCGTTCAGTTTTTGTTGCGCTTGCAACAGAACCAAAGAAGTCGCAGGCACAGTGCCAGGCGTGCCAACGGAAGCATAAATGTTCTTGTACGCATTGGCTACGTCAGCATCGATAGACGATGCCAATTGGCTAATACGGGGTTTCAGAACACGGTCAGCAAAGTCGTCCAATTGCATGGTCAGTTCAGCAGAGGTGAAGTTAACACCAATGTGCTTCTGGCTGGCAACGGTCAAAGTTGTGTACTGCTCGTTGTCGTCTTGCGTTTGCAAGGCAGCGCCGTCAGTTACCAAGGCACGGTCGGGCAAGCGAATACGCAGGGTCGAACCAATCTTAGCACCTTCAACAGCAAAGCTGTCGTCGTACTGACGGTTCACGTTACGGGTGATCACCAAGTTGTTCTCTAAGCATTATGTTCGCCTGAGTTCGTTAATCTCAGACCGCCCTTTCGGGCTGCTGCATGTCACCATGCAGAGCAGACTATCTCTTCATCCTCTTGCGAGGAGCTGTGCGCTTCCAGCCACTTGGCTGTACTCCCTTTCGGGATAGTCGTTACACCTTCCGCTGGTGAGGGCAAACGCCACCGTTTTTGTGTTTGCCAATTTGACAATTCATGCAAAGAACTTGGAATCCATCAGGAAACTTGTTCTTGATGAGCCACTGATAAAAGCCAGTTCCGCTTCCACGGTACAACTTAGCTTTTCTCATCGCAGCACCATCATTGTTCACATGGTCTATCGACAAAAACATTCGTTCAATCTCGTTGCAACAGTTGCATCTGTAACCGCCATAGGCGCCATACACTGCTTCTCGTTGTCGGTCTTGATTGCGTTTGGTTTTCGCGGATTCAGTTGCGCGGATTGCCGCAACTTCTTCTGGTGTTCCATTCGCTATCTTCCGATTGCGCCATTCGCGGGATTGTTCGCGGGATTTCTCCCTATTTGCTTCCCGCCAATCTTGCATACGTTGATTGACTTTTTCTCGGTTACGTTTTCGGTATCTGGCAGCAGCTTCACGATTTTTAGTTCGCGTTGCATCGTCAATTACCACTTCACTTTTGGCTTGGCTCGGTATTTTCATGTAATCATTCTACATGATGTCCACCGAATTCACACAGTTTTTCTTAATGATTACTCATTAAGGAGACCTTAATTAATCTCAAGAGCCTTCCTTGTGATCATGTCAATGGTGAGAATCGAATTACTCATGATAAATTCCTTAAAAAAAATGTTAGCGGATAGCTCGTGCCTGCAACGCTTTCATCTGCCTTGCTCTATCGGCTTCAATCCACTGACTGGTGGTCATGGTCTTGATAGACCGTGGGTCAGTCGTGTCATGGGCCGGTGATCCAGTGGACCTAGCTGTGACAGGAGAAATCGGCGCTGGCGCTGATGTAGTTCTCTTTGTCGGTGGGTCTGATGCTAATTTAGCCTCAATCCTTCCGATCTCTTTGGCCTGACTCAGGGGCGACATCCGTGAGATACGGTCTGCTTCCTTTGGATTTGTGCCGAGAAAGTAAGCTAACTCTGGCCCAATGTCCGAGGATTGGATCGTTTCTGCCATCACGTTTGTAATGGGGAGTTTGGGGTTGTACGCAACTTGTTCAAAGTCCTCGTACTTGCTCCGCGCTTCCTCTTCACGCTCGTGATAACTTTCAAGAACCTGACTCTGCTGCTTGGCTGCTTCACGCTGGGCAATCAGTTGTTCTGCCTTCTGGTAGGCCAATGCGTCTGCATAGGCTTCAGTTGACTCAAACTGATCCGGCTGTTGGGCCGGTGCTGCTCGTAGCGTTTGCATTTCTGCCGCTTTTGCCGCTGATTCTCTTTCCCACTTTCGCTGCTCTCTTGCGAGGCGCTTACCAATGGCTGCATCCAAGTCTTCTTGTGAGAAGGTTTTGGTCGCTTCTACTGGCACTTCCGGCGTTTGAACTTCAGTCTCAGGCGCAGCCGTTGCAACTTGATCTGGCACGGGTAGTGATTCCGCTAATACTTCTTCAGTCATTTTTTATGAATCCTAAGATTCCTCGGTCAACCTGGCCGATACGGTGTTTTCAGCATTATGCTGGAATTTGTTCTTGTTGTGCAAGTATATAGGCCGCAACAACTTCTGGTGTGTGGATAGATGCGGCAATTGCTTGCACCTTGGCATCTTCACCACTTACATCAGCACCGGGCACGACAACGTGACGATGAAACTTGATGCTGATTTCAATGCCGTCTTCTACGATGGTGGTTTTGGTACGAACCTGAACACAGCCGTTTTCAACGACTTCAATGCGGTCAATTACTTCAATTTTCTCAAGCATGATGCTCTCCTAGTATGACCCAAGAATCCACTTGGGCTTTGGTTTAACAATCAATTGCGCCAGCAAATTCTGGCAGAGTTTTGAGGTGTGCGTAGGCTTGAGCAATAAAGTTTGAGTCAAGGGTTGGTGTAAATGCAAAACCCTCGGCTTTAATCAATTCACCCTCTGCGTTGTCTTTGTAGAAACCAACAGAAGCGTTCATAGCATTTTTTGATCCATTGACTTTATCAATGCGAACATAAGCTGTAAATGTCTGCTCCCCCATTAGAGGAACTTTGTGTAGTATTGAGTTTTTTAACGCCATTTAAATCTCCTTAACTGAATAAAATTAAAACGCTGAAATGGCGTCCCATTGAGCCAATCCTGCGTAAGTACTAGACATAATTGTCACGGCCTTTCCCGTGGTCAGTGTGCCAGAATATCCAGCAAAAGCATTTGTGACGTTAGAACTTAGTGTGGCGCTTGCGTTTTTGATGATTAGGACTTTACCATCCATCAATGCAGGATCAGGCAAAGCAACAGCAGCACTATTGCCAACACGAATGACCATGTCTTGCGCAGTTGCTGTTGTATTTGAAGTTTCAGTTCTGTATTGAAATGTTTGAGTGCGCGTCCCCAAGTCTGCTGCGCTTGTGCTGAATTGACTGGCAAAGAAAACCTCAACAGCATTCATCGGGGTTCGGCCAGACTGTGCCGATGGCACTTCAATCACATCAATGTTGTATGGAGAGAAGTGGCCGTTTACATAGACGTAGCCAGTTTGACCGTCTGTCGTGTATGCGGTGAAACCAGCGCCTGTGACAGTCAATGGAGCAGACTTGTACTTGACTGGCACTTGTGCATTGGTGATGTCAAAGCAATCAAGGAATGCCGCTTCACCTGGGTTTGTCAAACTAGGAACGTAGCATCGATTCCCAACAATTTCAATTTGCTCTGGGTTTGGCGAAGTGGCCGCAAAGGCTGTAACGCTTGCGGTCAACGAAGAACAATCGCAGGAGTACAGACGGTCGTTTGTGGAGTCGGTAACCAGTAACTGCGTCTTGTTGACCCATGAGCATGTTGCATGACCAGCACCGCCGATTGGTGCAGTGCTCAACAGGTTAAGTGTCGATGTGCCAATGATCTGCACGTTTGATGTGTCAAGGCCACACACAGCCAAAAGACCATCACCATTCAAAGCAAGGCACAAAGGCCCCGCGCTGACTGAAACATCAGCAAGTTTTGCGGATGAGAATCCAGTTATTCCGCTTGTGGGAAGCCTAAAACTGTACTTTTCAACCTTGTTGTTTCCAAAGCAGGCCACAAAAATTTCGTCGCCTAAGATTTGGAACATCTTGGGGTTTGCGCCAGTTGTGATCGTGCCAACTGCCGCGCCAGAAAATCCGGTTGGGTTGGAAATGTCGTACACCTCGATTGAGGCTGCACCGTGACAGCACACAAACATATACCGGCCAATCACTTCAACGTGGCGGGGCTGAGATCCAACAGCATAGCTGCCGAGGTAATCTGGGTTACGCATGTCAGCCAGACTAAACAGAGCAACTTTGCTGCCTGTGTATTCACAGCAGTAAAGCATCCCGTTGTTGACGCACATACGAGCGTTGAGATCTGCACCAGCCCAAGTTACATTGTTTAGTTTGAATGGCGCTTCATCTGTTTGATGCTGTCGCCCTTTCCAATCGGTTGACGATGTGTAGGTAGGTGTACCCGGCACTTGCACAATACTATTTGTACCGCCAGCATTTACCGCATCCTCTACTGTTGGGTAATCCAAAGTGTTTGGCGGTGCGCCAGCCACCATCGAATAGGAGACTTTTGTAAGAGCCATGTTATTCCTTAAACCATGTATGTGGCGGTAAACGGAAAGTTTCCCGATGGCCCCAAACGGGCTAAAAAAATTTTCCCCGACCCCCACCACAAGCGCAATCAAACCTACCTCCGCCACCCCTCGGGGGGTCATCGCAAAGGTGATCA